AACCACCATTACAAAAGACAACTGTTTGAGATATCTCTAGACACTTCTCAATTGCACCACAAGCGGAATCATCAACGTCATCCCAAGATACAACAGCGTCAACCATATTAAGATGACGAATGATGTCTGCTCTTTCTGTCCAAGATTGAAAATATTGACCTTTCTTACGAGTCAACCAAGGGTCTCCATTGAGACCAACTACAAGATAATTTGATAAATCCTTTGCTCTTTCAAAGTATCGAATATGACCACTATGTATTGGGTCAAACCCACCAGTGACAAGACTTACTTTTTCAAAAAACATTATTCAAATGTTGAATCAGGTTCAAGTGCGATGTAATATTTTACATCGATATCTGTATTAGAGAAAGAAGATAGAAGTTTAGATGAAACGACTACGTTATATGAGCCAGGCAAAATCTTGATATTCTCAACCTTAAAGTTGAATACAAAAGTATTAACAGTTTCACCAACTCTAACTGAGAAATGGTTTGAAGTATCATTCTTCTTATCACGAACAACGATATCAATATTTCCATCTTTACCAATTACTGATAGGTCAGGAACTTGATAAACTGCTGCAGCTTTAAGAAGTTTATCTAACTGTTGAGTATTCAACTGGAAGCAAACATCTTCAGTAGGAAGTGTAATCTCTTTCTCTGGTGGACTTATGATTACATTTGGATCTGCAAAGAAATATTTTGACCTTGCTCTATCTTCACTAATAACAGTGTATCCCTCATTCTTAAAATCTAACTCAGGTTTTTGGTGCAAACTTAATGCATTCAAGAATTGGTTCAAATCATAAACACCAAAATCTTTTGGTATGTCTTCTTCGATTGTTGCCTCTGCAAGAATATTCTTCATTACAGATATTGTTCTCAAAGAATTACCTTGTTTGAATAATATAGACTGATTAATTGTAGAAAAGTTTTTCAACAACATCAGGGTTTTGTCAGATAATCTCATTTTTGGTCTAAGTTTCATTTCACTAATTTTATGAATCACTGGATAGGTCTCATCCAGAGTACCTTCCAGTGTTTCAGCTGCTAAACTATAAGCGTTTATCATAAAGGGAGTTTTACTCCCCTTATTATATCAGGACTGTTGTATCTCGTCAACTGGTGTTGAAAATTCAACATCAGCATCTACTTTATCATACAACTCCATGAATGCCTGTTTAGTCTCATCATCAAAACGATTTACACAAACTTCAATAGACTTTGCTTTGTTCTTGAAGATTGCATATGCACGGATGATGTGAACAAGTCTACGAGTTGAGATAATCTCCTCGATACCACCATCATAGAATGTTTTACGGATAATGTCACCCCAATCAACAAGTCTTTGACAAAACTCATCATCTTTGATGTTAAGAGTTGAAGCAAGACCTTGAAGAATCTTGAACTCAGTCTTCACACTTGGGTATGCCTGTTCAAATGTAACAGGGAATCTTTCTAAGAATGCTTCATTCAATACATTAGTACCGATGAATCTACCATCCTCAGAACCTTTACCCTTTGTGTTTGCAGTTGCAATCACATTGAATCCTGGCGCTGGTTTTACATATCTTCCAATCTTCTTGAGGAAGACTCCTTTTCCTTCGAGGATTGATTGAAGGCAAAGAATCTTGTTGGAAGCCAAGTCAATTTCGTCAAGCAGTAGAATCGAGCCGCGCTCCAAGGCCTCGATGATCGGGCCATTATGCCAAACAGTTTGACCGTTGAGTAAACGGAATCCACCAATGAGGTCATCTTCATCTGTTTCAATTGTAATATTTACACGGATAAGTTCTCTCTTGAGAGATGCACAAGCTTGTTCTACAGAAAATGTTTTACCATTTCCAGATAGACCAGTGATAAAAGTAGGATAGAAAAGACGAGACTGAATAATCTTTTTAACGTCTTGAAAACTACCAAACTGGACGAAAGTATCATCTTTAGTAGGAATAAGGGATTGTTGAGTTGAGGGTAATGCAGATGGTGCTTCATATGATCTTTCAATCTCAGCAACCTTCTTAGGTGTGACTTTAAGATTCCACTTACCACGAGTTACTTTAAACTCTTTTAAGTAACGAGTGATGGTGTAATACTTATAACCATTAGATGCACAATATCCTTTGACATCGGCGGTAGTAATTTTTGACCCATAAAGATTTTGTAAATCTGAGATCAATTCGGATTTTTTCACAACTGGTTTGAACATTTTGTATCTTTGTCTATATATCCATTATAGACAAAAAAAGAGGACTTGTAAGTCCTCTTGTGCAGCTTTGTCAACTGTCTTTTATACTCTTGGAAGAAAATCAGCTCCAAGTCCACCGCCTGCTTTATATCCCTTAAATCCTTTTGATTTAGCGGTGTTGTAAGCAGAACCTTTTGTATTTCTAGATCCATAATCACCTTTCGTCAAGGTAATATCTTCTTTTAATTTGTCAAAATCCTCTTGACTTATGTTTGCCATAATTTTAAGTGCTTCCTCTTCATCACATCCCTCATCAATCAACCTACCTTTTACAAGATCAAATAGGTCAACGCTTTCTTTTTTCACCCTCTTCATTATTTTATCTTTAGCCATCTCAATACCCCTCTCTCTACTATCCATCTTTAAACGAGCTTTAACTTCTTTTTTTCTACTAGTCGTTTTATTAGCCTTGTCTAACTGTTTGCTCGCTGAATCACTGGCTTTATCAATATAATTAAGCATGGTTCTTGTTTTTAATTCATTAATATTTTCTTCCTTTAATTCTTCACCCTCATGAGGAATTGTATTTCCATCTTTATCTTTTTGATGATGTTCGTAAATCGCTTTGTATGCATCCATTAAGGAACTAGGAGAAGGAGCAGATCCATATTGTGTTCTACCTAAATCTGCTTGAGATTTCTCACCAGATGGTATCATACCACTGGAAATCATGTCTTTTGAAATTTTATGATCCATCTTTATTTTGGAATTTAGAATTATTTAGTCATGCAACCAGTTCAATGAACTCACTAAGAATCTTTTTGTTCATCTTTTTACCCTTAAGACTTTTACCAAATGCACGTTTGATCTCTGCTTTGGTTGCATCTTCTTTAACTTCAAACTCATCTTCACTTGCAAGTGCGGTTGTAGATAGTCCAAAGTAAGAGTCATATGCAGATGTCTTGATTGAAACAGATCTGTTCTTCTTCCAACCTTTCATGATCTTGTTATACTCTTCATCTGTCCATCCATGATATCGACGAATGAATGATCCAGCATCACGAGAAGCTAGAAGACGAATACCAATAAAGTTTACGGACGGAAATGTATCTTTAAGATTGTCTAGTAAAACTTCAGTAAATCCAAAAGTAGAATCCTTAACACGATATGTTTTACCAAGTTTACGATCACGAAGAAATGTACCAGACCAAATAGCAGCCCTACCTAAGTATGGTTCATTCTCCCAGTGACGTTGAACCTCATGATGATAAGAAGGTGTATAAGCTTCACCATCAGTAAGAACAACACATTGAACTTTCTCAACCTTATTGTCTTTTTTAAACTGAGGAATGATTTGATGTAAACACATCAAAGACTCATCTAATGGTGTACCTGATAGACCCATACCGATAGGAACTTGGAATCTATCTCTCTCATCCCAAGAAACATTGTAGTAACCAAATCTAGTCGACATGCGATAGATATTTCTCATTTGATGATCTAGAGTTCTAGCGTTAACCTTAGATGTGAATAGATTCATAAGAGAAAATGATTCTTCAATGCAAACTATATTATTCTTTGCTGTGTAACGTGCTTCATCAGTATTATGATATGGATAACAATTTGTGAAAGCATAAACATCAAATGGAATTTGAACCTTACGACAAAACCAGATTAGATTGTATAATTGTTTGATTGTATCTTTCATGATAGAAGACATTGAACCAGACCAATCAAGAATGAATACTAATCCATGATTTTTACCATCAGGTAGAACTGTGACTTTCTTGAAAATATCCTCACAGTATTGATATGTGTGAAGTTTTGACATATCAAGCATTCCTGTTCTTGCAGTTGCGGCACGAGCATATGCAGATGCTGACTTCTTCATCTCAAACTCTTTGACAAGATAGTTAACTTCTTTTCTTGCAGATACTCTGAACTCATCAAAGTCTTTGTCAGCATTCGCAAAATCTTCTACTGTATTTTCACGCCACTCAAAATCAATATTCTTATGAATGAACCAGTTAGGGATAATAACTTTGTCAAGATTTAAGTCATTTGGTTTCTCAACATAGAGTGTCTCACGACCAGCTTCATTTACCAAATCCTTAAGTGACTCTTCAAGATTCTCAACAGTTTCAGCCTTTGGTTCATCACCAAGAGTAATACCACCTTTTGAATATGTTTGGTCATCATAATCTAAACCATCATCATCTTCATCTTCTAACTCATCTTCACTTTCAACATCAGACTTTTCTGAATCTCCTTCAGTGCCTTGAGTTGTGGTGCGATACTCTTTCTCATTGTCACCATCACCATCTTCCATCTCAACCTGTGCTTTCATCTCTTCAATCTTCTCTTGTTCTTTTTTCTTCTCCTCTAATTCTTCTTTCGCATATTCCCAGATAACTTTTGAATACTCAAGAACATCATCAAAAGATTCTGCTGACTTAACCATACTTACAAGAGTCTTCTCATAATCATTGAAGTCGATATCAATAAAGTTACCAACCTTGAAATATAAATTGATTCTATCAGCAATACCCATCTCATCCACATCAATATCACTCAACTTGAAGAAATCCATGCCCTGTAGTTCCTTGTATCCATTGAAGAATGTCTTTGGAAGACCAGCATACTTTCTCTTCATCAACTTTTCAATACGAGCATCTTCAACTATATTTACAAATGATGGTGGTATATCATATCTATCTGTCCAATCTTCACATGGAGTGAATAGTGCATGACCAACTTCATGTGCAACTAACATATCATAAACTTCACTCGATGCCTTCTCCCATAGTGGAAGAACTAAAACTCTTGTCTCTACGTTGAAACTTGCAGTCTCGACTTGTTTGTGTTCTACAATCAAATCTTCTGTAGCGAGTAACTTTGCAAGTTGTGATTTAATTTCTTGTTGGATGGACATCTAAACCTCTCTTATATGATTCCATTATAAGAAAAAACCCTTCGCTTGGAAGGGTTAAGTAGACACTTTATTAACTGTCTACGTCTTGCTTTAGCTTGACGCAGTGCTTGTGGTTTAAGATGTCGTTTCTTTTCTTTCTTTGAATGATGTTGCCAGTTTGGAACTTTCATGATTCTACTCCAATTTAATCTTCTACACCTGTAGCATAGTCTAATGCTCTTTTTGCAGTTCGCATCAAACGAACTCTACGCATATCATGAGTGTTAGGTAGTGTCAAAGAAAATCCTAGAAGTTCTCCGTCTGGATCATCTGGAAGTCCTACTGGTTGAATGAAGAATATGCCAGCATGTGCAACACACTTCCAACCAATATCAACAAAACCCAAATCTCTTAATGCACATTCTAACTTAAGTGAGTGGCAAGCCTCCTCTAATATCATGCGGATTACCGTACTTTGATTTTATTTAGGTCATACGACTAAATCCTTTGACCTTCTCAAACTGTATCAGGTCTTCAAATCTATCGTGTAGAGATTGCTTGTGAGATATTACAAATACGTTTGCATCCTTAATTACATATTTTACTATCTTTAAAAATTCTTCTGTTCCAAATCCATCAAGTGAACTATCAAATACTTCATCCATGATTAATAGATTTGTGTTTACTGAGTTTTTAAATCTAGCAACCTCCCTCCAAGTGAAGAGAAGTGCTAGATCGATTCTCATTTTTTCACCTTCGCTAAAAGATGAATAAGAGAAGTCCTCATGAATAGGAGATTGAATGGTCTCATTGAACTCTTCATCAAGTTTGAAATTAATATAGAAGTCCATCATCCTGAGATACTTATTAACCTGTTGATTGATAAGTGGTAGATACTTTTTGATGATCTTGGACTTTACTCCACCATCCTTGAGAAGTGAATAGGCAAAGTCATGATGTAGTATTTCTTGTTTCTTGTCTCCTAAAGAGTCATAAGTCTCTTTTAGTTTTTGGTCAAATTCAGTTAGTTTCTCATGTTCAGAATTTCTGTTTTCAAGTTGATTGGTAATAGTTTGAATTTCTGATTCAAGTTCTCTGATTTGTTTTTGGCATCCAGAGATCTTAACATTGTTTTGAGAAATTTCATTCGTGAGTTTGGTTGATTCCTTAGTAAGTTGAACAAATTGACGTTCCCTTTCTTCTTCATTTTCTATTGCTTTTTCTAGTTCTTGATAACCAGATTGAAGTTCTTTGGCTTTCTGTTGGGCTTCGTCCAGTTTATTTAGCCTTAACTCTTCGTCAATGTTTTGTGTACAAGTGGGACATACCGTATTTTTTGAGAAAAATTTGTGTTCTTTCTTAACAGTTGATGCCTTGTTTGATATCTTTCCTTTTAGGTTTCCTAACTCTTTAAGTTTCTTACTAGCTCCTGCAAATCTTTCTTGATCTTTAATGTATTCTTGAATATCATCCTGTTTCTTCTCATTTAATGATATACACTTTTCACTGTCTGTAATTAAAGTTTTAATTTTTTCTTTCTTAGAATTTATTCTCTCTTTACCTCTCTTCTCAATCTCATCCATAAAGTTTTTTTGCATCTCTAGTTTTTCTTTAAGAGATGTTTTCTTTAACTCTAAAGTTCTAACTGCATCTTTCTTATCTCTTATCTTATCCCTAATTATAGCATTCATCGCTGAGAATATTTTAATATCCAACAAGTCCTCAATTACTTCCCTTCGATTTGAACCTGATAATTGCATGAATGGAACAAATGTACTACTACCTAATATAACGATTTGTGTGAATGACTTGTAATTCATCTTCACAACATTTTGTTCTAACCATTTCTGTTGATCATTAGCAGCAGAAGATTGGTTCATCATCTGTCCATTACGATGAATCTCAAATATATTTGGTTTGATGCCTCTACGAATAAACCATTCCGTTGACCCAATTTCAAAATCAAGTTCAACTAAACAATCTTTTTCATTTGTAGCGTTTACAAGTTGAGATTTATTAATCTTACGAAAAGGTTTATTAAACAAAACAAATGTAAGTGCATCTAACATGGTAGATTTACCAGCACCATTTGTACCAATAATTACTGTATTGGATTTTTTATTAAGATCTATCTCTGTCCACTGATTACCAGTAGACAGCAAGTTACGCCATCTTATCTTTTTGAAACAAATCATTCTTTGGGGGAACCACGATATCGTCTGGTCTAATAATATTATACATGTAATCGTGCATTTCGCAAGCCCTCATAGCAACGAAATCATCTACTTCTATTACACTCATCTCTGGATAATCTTCTTCAACTGATATTAAATCAGCATATCTATCTGCATCATCCTCTTCCTCAAACATTAAAAGAACTCGATCTCCATCATCATTCTCAATTGAGAAAGCACCATCTTCTTCATATCCTTTAACAGCTAAGATAAACATTACTCAACCTCACAGGCCTCCCGATAAACGTCTTGAAGTATTTCTGTAATCACAGATTTATCTAAGTCCACTTCAGACTCCTGTATATATCTATTTAATAAAGAAATTGTATCTTCAGATTCATCTGCTTCAAACTCTTCTCCCTCTGTAAAATCAAAGTTCTCAACAATTTTTAACTCTGCTAAATTTGAAGAATAGAGTTTATCAATATACTTTTCAAACTGTTTTGGATCTGACTTTTTACGGACGATAACCTTAAGTATTTTTTGATCATACTTTGTAATATCCAACATCTGATGTGGAGTATCTTCATAATATAGATTATGAAAAAGTTGATATGGATTATTGATTGGCTTATGTTCTAAAGTATCTGTATCAAACAAATGAAATCCACGATCTCTATCATTCACATCATTCCAATACATTTCATATGGATTACCTAAGTAAAAAATATTATCTTTATTAGATCTCATATGGTAGTGACCAGAATAAACTCTTTCAAATTTATCAAAGACATTTGAATCCATACCATGTTCCATAAAATGTCCACGAGTTGCCATAAAACCATTCAGTTCTAGATGACCCATCACACATGGAGAATCACTATCATCAATTAATTTTAATGTTTTCTCTTCATTCTCAGAATTAATCCAAGGCACAAATAAAAATTTTGTATTATCAATTTTAACTTCTTCGGCTTCTGAATATATCTTTACATTGTCATACTCTCTTAAAAAAAGATTAACACCACTTAATTGATTTGTGTTCTTATAATACGCTGTATGATTACCTACAATAGTATGAACAGTGATTCCTAATTCTTCTAACTTATCATAATAATTATTTTTTGCCCACTCTAATGATACAAAATCAACACCTTTACGGCTATCAAATGTATCACCCATGTCAATAATGGTAGTGATTCCTTCTTTAACTAAAGTTGGAAAAAATATATCTTCGTAAAATTTTAAAAAATAATCATGAAATAATTTTGAGTTTTTTCTCGCACCAAAATGTTGGTCTGTTATAATAGCAATCTTCACTGATAATTCATCCTTGTTTGCACTGAGTCTTTGATTTGATTGTAGTCAGAACTACTACCTGTCATATCTCCATCAACAGTGAACACTTCTTCATAACCTGATCTTTCAATAATCTTAGTTTTAATTTCTAATTGTTTCTTTTCCTTTTGTATTCTTCTAAGAAATGCGTAGTGTATAATTTGTGTAAAGTAAGCAAATGGATTCTTAGATTTCTCTGGATTAAAATTATTAATATATTGAACACAATTTTCAATACCATCACATACCATGTCATCCTTAAACATATAATTTACAAAATTAGGTTTAAAGGATAAATGAGTTGCAATCTTTAAAAAACACTCACCAATATATCTTGGGATAACAGGTTTTGTTTCACCTTTCTCTGCAGCTAAGGCAACCTTTTCTTTATACTCTACAATAGCGGCGAGGAACTCTTTATTATTTACATAATGTTCCGATCTTTTTCTTGCCATGAAATGTTCTGATAGTGTTCATTCATAACATTATTATACACTATAATCAAACGCTTGACAATACCTTCTAAAACATGTACAATAACCTTTGTGGAGGTTCAGAGGGATAGCTTAGCTATTCTTAAAGATATTCTCTAGGCTTTTACGAGCATCTTTAACATTAGCTATATAACCCATCTCTTTTGTCATCTTTGGTTTAGGTTCTTTAGGAAAAGGTTCAGTTTCATAATAAGCATTTACAAATTTATTGTATGCTTTTATCACGTCTTTATCATGAACCTCACATGTGGTGATAATGTTACTCATCTCCACTATATATGTTCTTTCTCTACCAGTCTTTATCCAAGGTTCTATTTTAATTACACTGATGCCAGGTCTTCGTGAAAAGTTTGAATGACCAATCATAGCTGGACAGTCTAGAGATACTACATCAAGTTCGGGTGAAACATCGACTTTTGCAATAACTTCTTCACCTGTTTTTAATTTTACAACTGCTAAAAATTTATCTGACATTTTTTTAAAGGTATTGTAAGCATTTCATAATTAAAGTTTTCTTCGTTATAAATCTTAACTCTCTCCATCATATGATTTAAAGTATAGTTTTTAGAAGATCCATATGTAATATCATCAGCAATGTCAAATAGAGTTGCCTTAATTTTGTTGTCTCCCTTTCTTAAAACTCGACCTATGCTTTGTAAGTTTCGTATTTTTGATTTGTTTGGTGATGCGAATATGACGTTGTGAAGATTCTTAATGTTAATTCCTGTTGAGAAGGTGCCGTATGAGGCAATAATAATTGCATTGTCTTCTTTTTCTGTGATTGTACGAACTTCTTCCCGATCCTCAGTATCAACTCCTCCGTGAACAAAGAAACACTTTCTGTTTTCTTCCTTGTTACTATTTATGAGATCAAAGAGAGGGAGACCATGTGACTCAACTCTTGTATATAAAATGAGAGTATTACCTTTTTGATCAAGAGTTAGATTCTTAATAAAGTTATTTCTCTGTGTATGTGTGATTAAATATTGTATTTCATCTTCATAGTTCTCAAACTTTCTTGCTGGATGTTTGAGTGTTAAAACTTTAATATTTAATTTTGACAGATATCCTTTCTTCATCAATTCATCTGTACGAATAATCTTATATGTAGGGCCAAATAATCCCTCTAATACCCACTTGTGTGTTTGTGTTCCATCAAGTGTTCCTGTAAAACCATATCGATATTTACAATCAAGCATCTTTGTCATGATACTAACTAAAGATTTTGATTTAAATAGATGTGCTTCATCACCAATTACTACATCAAAGTTACCAAAATACTTTCTATCCAATTTATAAATTGACTGCCATGTGGTAATCGTAACACTATCATCACTAATCTTATCTCTTCCAGCATATACTCGATGACAATATTTTTCAACATCCCATCCATAATCTTCAAAGTCTTTATACATCTGTTCAACAAGAGATGTAGTTGGAACTACAATTAGGATTTTACGATTATGTTCAACATGATATCTTGTGATGGCATATATCATTAATGACTTACCAGATGCAGTTGGAGACAGTAATAATTTACGATTATGTCTCAATGCATCATGAATACCCATGATTTGATACGGTCTGGGTTTATGTTTTGATATGCTCTTTACATAGTCTGTGACACCTTCTGGAGATATCATCTCATTTTCTTCCAGTGGCAGTCCATAGAATTTACTACCTTCAAATTCATAAGTATATCCTTTACGATTACAAAATGATATAACTCTATCTACAAGTCCAGTATAAATCTCATTTTTTCTCATATCATATAACCTTATCTTCCCATCCCAATACTTATTACGATATTGCGGCATAAACTTAGCGCCAGGAACTTCAAATGTAAAATGATCTGAAAGTTCATGATACACATATTGTTCCGAGTCTATCGTAACAAAGACCTCGTTTTTCTTTTTAATAATTAAATGGGTCATGTAAATCCAGCTTGGAATTTATGCCATTCAATTGAGTTTTTAATTTGATATGTACGATTCGATATCTGTCTAAGAATACTTTCAGTATAATTTATCATCACATCATAATATTCAACTTTTAAATTAGCATCAGAAACTCTTTCATCAGCATCCATATATCTAATTAATGCATCTTTATCTCTAACTTTCTTCGGAAAAGGCTCTTTTTCATACACCTCTGGATCTGCTTTACCAGAGTAGTACTCATATCTTTCATGACGAACACTCTTTTGTATCTTCTGAGCTTTCGTTCGTAATAAAATTAAATTGTTTAATATTTCGTGATATTTGGAATGCAGTTGAGGGACTTTAATTGACTCTTCATGCATATTATCAATATCAATTTTACAGTCCGCTTGCCACATGGACTGAATCTTATCAAGATTTATCATGTAAAATTATTTTTTAAAGTTAGTATCTATTCTAACACCATTTGGATCAGTTATATTAAATATTGTGTATTTAAACGTCACCTCTGCTGTAAAATAGGCATAGTCACGAGTTGTGACATCAAAATCTAGTGTTGAGAGTGCAATTGGAAATGCATCTTTAAAGTTAATTAAAACACTAGGTTTATAGTTACTGTTTAAAACCTGTAATGTAGCATCTGAAAATTCAAAATAACGTGGATCTCCATCATCACCTACAGTACGATCAGTTCTAAAATCATCTTTCTTTAATTGTTCAAATTGACCTAAAGACTCAGGATATCCAAGTCCAGTCATCCACTTGTAGATTGCAAGATAGTTTTCCATCTTTTCATCTACTAAGAAACGAACGTTTAAATCATCATATAAAATTTTATCTCCAGGCACAGCAATATCCTTCAAATAAGATGCTTGGATTGCGGTTCCCATGCTTATTTGAGGTATGTTCGCAGATTGGCAAAGAAAATCAACCTTTGGTGTCTTAGTTAAGATCAACTTAAAGCCAAGAGGAGACATATAGTTCCTATTGTCTATTTGTTTATCAAAGGGTGATACTGAATCAGTCATCTATCTTTTTTTGCAATTTTTTGATTCTTTTAGCATAAAGAATCTCTGCTTGTGAATACAGAATTGGATTTTTCTTTGATCTTTTGATAATAAGTTTTACTGCTTGTTTATCGTTCATATTACTATTTAGCGGGTCTCTATGATCGTTTTTCGTCTCTTGGATTTTTAAGATTCCAATTTTTTACGTTGAATACATCTAGATATACCCATTTTGCGTAATGTATTCCACGATAACACAGGAGAGCAAAGACCCTCTCTGGATTATGAATTTCTGGATCGTATTCTGGGACTTCTGGTATTTCCCATTTGAAATGTAACATTGTCTTTACCTCCTGTAACAATATTTATTGTTAGGAATTCTTGACAAAAAAAAGACCCCCGAAGGAGTCTTTTGAAAAGTATGTAATATGACTTACATAAGGTTTGTAACAGCAACTCTTCTGTAGTAAC